ATATAGGCTGTATAGTCTAAAAGTTCTGTCGTGCCTGTAATAATTTCGTTGTACATATTATCTAGTATGTCATTTTCTATAACCTCTTTGAGATTATCTAAGAGATCCCTGACAGGCGGGTCCAGTTCCTTAACCTGCAGGTCGTCTATCCTGTCGGTCATTATGTTTGGCTGCATGATGTAATATCTGTCTGCATTCTTAAAATATATTAGAGTCTTATAAGTTTGGAAGGCTGTCTTATCAAAGCCGCCTATACTTAAATTCTGCTGTACTGTAGCTATCTGCATATTAACCGGCAGCGGCCCTCCACTAATAATGTGAACAGAATTTGTGGTTATAACTAACAAATAATTAAGATATTTCTTTACTGTGACAATTTCCTCGTCTAATTCCATAGCGTAGTGGGGGAAAGGAAAGTATCCAAAGTTCTGATACTCACTAAAGAATATAGTGTTCTCTGCTCCATCCACTCCATAAAGTCCTAGTAAACCTTCGTGGGCTATCATTCCTGTTGCTGTGTTTAAATCATAGTTCCTACTGGTTATATTCCTAAGGTAAGCATCATTCATTACGTACTTAGGATACAGTATCACACTTTCAGATGCAGGGTCTATGTCTAATCCGTTCTCTATTCCGGCAGAAACCCTGAGCATAAACACATCATCCTCCGGAACTATGTCTCTGTATATCTGATCTCCTGCTGTGTAACTAGCTGAATCTGCGTACTCCTGTAAAACTTCCCAAGTGTCTGCGTCAAATTGCTTGTACTCCCACTTAACCCTGTAGATTGCTCCAGTATCGTACTTATAATTAAGTATAAACCTAATAGTTTCACCATGGTTAGCACTTAATCTAATAGTGGTTTCCGCTGTATTGTAAGGAACTATTCCTTCCAAATCTAGGACACCTGCTTGCTGGTTGTCAAAGGTGTAGGGGTTATCTAAGAGTAAGTTAAATCCTTTAGCTGTTGATTCTGCTATAGTCAGAGTTTGTGGAGTAACTGCCTCTGCAGTCACAGTTGTCTCTGTTATTTTAAGTCGGGTCAATGCCCCGTCCATTATTACAAATAATCTTCCCTGAACTACCGCATAAACCGGCTTGGTTATATTTGTAGGATCGAAATCATGTAGTTGTACATTTTCAAACAACTCACCTCGAAACGAACCTAACCCTGTTGCAGTTAATGCAGTAAATCCAGAGCCTTTATCTAAAACTCCCCAAGCATAGGCACCGTCGTAAGTTGCCCCGGATAAAACTCCTAGAGATATCACTATGTCCCCAAAAGTTTCTAAGCCTGCGGAGTCTTCATAAACTCCTCTATAAGCTATGTGTGGTTCAGTTTGTGAAGTGTGTGTGGAAACTTCTATGGGTGTTTGAGCTTGCTGTAAACCTTTCCTCGGGCCAATGATGGCTCCGTTGTCTTTTAACCTAAAGTTAATCAGCAACCTGTTGGCACCTTTCGGAAGAACATTCTTTGTGTAGAACATCCCCTTCTCGAAGGTTTCATCTACCTGCAGGGTTCTGGCACTTCTGGATTTTCTATTGTTAAACATACCTTTGGCCATTATAACCACCCAGTTTCTTCATCAAATTCTACGTAGCCACCTTCGTTGTTTTGGTATTCATCAGGAACTAATTCCATATAGTCTCTACTCATTTTGAAAAGTTCGTCCCTGTAGCTAAGATAAAACTCTCCAGCTACACGTTCCCCTTCTTCATCTTCTGTATAAAAATAGTACGCAGCTCCAGGGATTACTACTTTACGTATGTACTTATCTGGGAAGGCTGTGTACTCGTCTGACCCAACTGCTAACTCTGAGAATACAGGAAACGTTGAAAACAATTCGTCGTTAATATCATCTACAGCATGGTCAAGTAGATAAACTACGTCTTGGTATGATAACATTTCATCTGCTAATTTTTTATTTAATCTTCTTGTAATCTCATCTAATTTCATTATATTACCTCATTTAAAAAGACAGAGAGCAAAACCCTCTGTCTTCTATTTATAATTTCAGCTCACCAGCATAACGCTCGAACTTTATGTCCGAAGCTTTCTTTTGCTTGTTTAGGGACTGGTTAACTCTGTAGACCCTACCCTTAAGTTCTGCTGCAAAAGATTCAGGAACTTCGTAAGTCCTACCATTACATGGTATAAAAACACTTATTCCATTCAAGGACACTCTCACAACTTTACCTAAATAAGCAGCGTAAAACGGGGCTAGACTAACAGGTTTCTTCGGTTCTTGTGCATACTCTCTGGCTAAAACAGATAACCTTGACTTGGATGTCCTTGCCTTGACTGCTTGATCTGATTTAACTTTTGCGTCTGCATATTCTTTTTTATCTTTCTTTGTAGACATTTGTCTACCTCCTTATACTAAAGTATTAGTACAGGTTAGATTGAGTAGGTATATTATAATAAACAGCTATAGCTTCTAGTCTTGGGGAACCAAAACCTACACCATTTATCTTAAATCCTATTGATTGTCTCTGGTCGATTGGGTCAAGTACTCCTGCAGAACCTAATGGTTTTACATACATCTTGGCATTGTCCCCACCAGATATGTTCGTCTTGATTAAAGCGTCCTTACCTAAGATTAGAGTCCTATGAACTTTAAGTTCTTGGAAGTCTCCGTAACCATCTACTGCTGCTGTTGCATTGTAGGTAGCTAGATCCCATGATCTATTTTCTGGGAAGAAAGACCCTTCTTCTCCAGTTCTTCCGTCAATGTCGTAGCTTGCAGTTTCTGACATGTAAGTAGCTTCATCCAGTACGTCGTACTCGTAAGCTCCAGTGTTAGTGTTATATCTGTATACTAACAAGTTAAGATTTCCATTACCATCAACGTATTCTCCAGATTCATCTCCTGCTTGTGTCTCGTAGAATTCCATATTAAACATAGGAACTAGTGAGCCATCTTCATACATTGGCTTAGTAGTGTTGTTGAATGTCATAAACTTTTCTACTAGCGGATCTGATATCATATCGAAGAAGAAGTCTGGGGATGCGATAACGTGGAACTTACCATTACTTCTAGGTTTAACTAATTGCTTCTTCATACTAAGAACTATAACTCTCAAGTCATCAAGAGATGGTGTATCACCAATTTCTAGTGCTGCCATGTTAGCTCTGTCATTTGCGAAGTAAGATTGTCCTACTGCTAACAGTGCGTCTCTTGCTAGGATGTCCAATGTTTCCATTGCAACTAAGTTATATTCTTTTGTATAGTGAGCAATTACTGGGTCGATTATTTCCATGTCAACTCTGTCTGTAAATTCCATATATCTACCATATGGGAATGTGGTAATCTCGTAGGATTCCATTGAGCCTTTATCAGATGTAGGTGGAACACCTTCTGCTAAAGGAGTGGTGTGAGCTTTCAAAGGAGCCCATCTTCTTAGTTGGAGCTTCTCAGCTTTTCCTTGGATTGGACTTGAGTCTGCCAATCTATAGTGAACATAGTTTGATTCTTCTAATCTAATAGTATCTAATAACTGCTTGTTATAAAATACTTCCGGTCTAACATCTGCACCGTGGTTGGTTATGTATTCAATAGCGGAGTTAATGTCCGCAGTTGCATTAAGATTCATTTATTTCCCTCCTATAATTTGGTTTTATCCTAAATGTTTTTTAATAAATCATCTAATTCTTTCATAGTATTTACCTTGTGGTTCGAACTGTTACCCTTGCCTTTATTTCTCATTGTCCCTGAGCTGTTATTAGCTTTATTAGTTTGTTCGATCCATTTTTCCTTCGCCTTTTCAATTTCTGTCTTTACCATGTCGTCGTAGTTAAATGCTCTGTACAGGGTGTCTATTGGAACCCCTGTGTTTAGAATGTCAATCCTATTGTCTCTCAGTTTTTCTACAAAACCTTTAAGTTGGTTTTGATCTAAGTCAAATGTCTTTTGTACCTGGTCGATCTTACTGATGATCTGTTGCTGTCTGCTTCTTTCAGTAATCTGTCTGTTCTGTTCCTCCAGAGCCTTCATTCTTTTAATAGCTTCCGGGGACATCTTAAGTTCTTTTGCTTCTGCGTCCAGTGCTTCCTGGTCTAACTTTTCCTGTAACTGGTCGATTCCTTCAGCACCATACTTCTGTGCCACCCTGTCTAGTAATTTCTTATGCTGAGAATTTTCTGCTCTTAATCTAGCAAATGCTTCATTACGTCTTTTCTCGTCTTCTGAAAGTTGGGGTGGTGTTGGTTCTGGGTCTTTTTCCTTGTTGTTTGGATCTGTTCCTTGGTTCGGCTCGGTGTTTGGTTTCGGGTCGTCTCCACCTTCATTATCTGCTGGTGGTTCAGGATCGGTACCGGAATCCGCTCCGTTTAGTAGGTCATCTAATTGGTTCATTTCGTTTCCATCCATTCTGCCTCTTTACCTCCTGTATTATTTTGGGTGGGATGGCGAGTCCCGAGGTAGTAAATACTCACAAATTATAGGATGCGGGACCTAATATTCCTCAACTTAATTATACTATATGTTGTGTTTCTCTGTCAAACATTATCTGGGTTTTGTGTTTCATTGTTCGGACCTTCTACTATCATGTTTACAGCCTGCTCTGGCGGAATCCCTTGTTTAACTAATTCAGAGAATTCGAACAAGGTTTTGGTTACATCTTCTGTCTTATTAAATTGTTCGGCTTCTTTGAGTCTTCTCATTATCCTAGTCTTGTTAGGGAAGTCCTGCATCTCAAGCCACTCCTGCGGTGTAAGTAGTGGTGGGTTCATCTGATACTGCATCTGCTTTTCCATTAACATGTTAGCGGATTGAGCTAACCTAGCCTTAGACTTTGGTAGTTCACTTGATATACTAACCCTATACTTGATGTCCATCTGCTCGTTAAGACTTGGAAAGTCTATCAGTGCGGTTTGTTGCTGGTCAGTTGCCGGGTCCATAGTTGAGAAAGTTCTCGGCTCAGAGAAAGTAAGCATATGTCTTAGAATCAGGTCGGTAAGATCCTTAGTATACTTCTCAAAGTTTATTATCTTAGTCGAATCCCTAAGAGTTACCCTAGTCAACATGTTATCAGTTCCCCCTGTAGTCAGTATGGAGCCTGTGTCCCTACCTGTGTACCTATCATCTATACCAGTTATCTTTGATATATCGTTAGGTAGAGTTTGCATAAGCATTCCTATCTCAGCAGGTAGCTGAGGAAACTGCATAGTGTGGACTACTTTGGAAGCATCTCCCTTAACCTGGAATACTTTACCAGGGTCGTCTGAATATTTGGAGAATGTCCTTAGGTTTAGACCTGAGTTGGCTACCACAAACTTAGGTGGTCTGCTTGCCTTGTAAGCCTGGGTTGCTATGATTGAATGCATCAAGTTGTAAATGAAAGAATTCATAAATATCTTGGCTGGTTCTGAAACCCCAACCGGATCTCTTGTTGCCTTGTTGCAATAAAGGATTGCAAAAGGATACATAGACGGCATGATGTTTTCTTCAACAGCTATAACGTGCTTGTTATCTATAGTGTGGATAACGTGCAGCTGCATAGAGTTGGTGTCAGGATTATAAACCTTAACCCAGTATATAATAAGGTTAACATACTTGGTGTTGGTCTTGTTGGCTCCAACACTCTTGTTGGCGTACTGGTCTGTCACTTCTGAAGAAGTCATATCATCAAAGTCCTTGAGCTGATCTGCGTACTTAGGGTCAGCCTTTAAAACGTCAATATGAAACTCGTCGTTGTAAATACAGAATCTTCCAGCCTGGAGGGAGTCCGCAAAAGGATCCATCCTAAACCTCATTGGGTCAATGTTTTTAAGTTCAGGCATTCCCTTAATCGTTCCGTTAGGGTCCTTGTAAATCTTGTCCTTGTCCCAGCCCACCTGGGTTATCCCAACATTCAAAAGGGCTGCTCTTTCTCCAGCAGATAGTTGTATATCTTGAACTTCAAGTTGCTCCCAGAGTGCATCAAACATTATGTTAAACTCGTTAGCTAACCTAGGTCCATCATCTGTTATCGGGTATGCTTCAGCCCACTTGCTAATTGTGTAAACTGAATTAAGCACATTGTCCTTAATGTAGTTAACGTGGTTAGTCTCAGGCTTCAACTGGTACTTTGGCAGGTTTAGTCCTAGGGTTTCCCACATCTTTGTTCGGTCCGCCCCGTCAAGATACCTCATTCGCTCTACGGCTGAGGCGTACTCTGTCTTAGTTAAATCCCAGTAACCTTTCAACTGAGAAAGTTTTAATCCGTCTGGCAATTTAAGATTTTTCATTGTTACCTCCTCCCATTACATTTGCAATGTTGTCTAGTGTTTTGTTTAAGTCTTCGTAAAAGTGTTCTTCCTTCTTGTCGGGTTGTGCGTAAGGGTCTTCCGTGCTTTCAGGAAAAATTTGTTCGTGTTGAATCTTAATTGTAATTGGTTTCCTTGTAGCTACTGCCGCAATTAAAATTCCGGCAATAAGTGCAACTAATAGTTCCATAGATACCTCCTGTTGTTTTTAAAATGATGGTGCACTAAAGTCTTCATAAAATTCTTCTATCGAGTCTAGTTCCCATGGTGCCATGTGCTGGTTCCTTGCTTCCTTAACTTCTTGACCACTTTCATAGATCATCCCCGTTGCTATCTTCCCTGGTCTTGATGGCAGTTTCATAGTGATCCATTCCAGTGCATTGATACAGTGGTTGTTCTTGTCTTCCGGTTTGTCCTGGCTTTTCCTGGTCTTGGTCAAAGACTTCTCAGGGAACTTGTAGTTCTTAAGCTCCTGGATTAAATGCGGACAGGTTGTAAATATCTCAATAGAGTTAGTCTCTATGTAGGTGTTCAGCCTGTACACCCTCGCATCAATGTTCACGTGCCCCGGTTCAAAGTAGATATTGTAATCTAAGTAATGGTCAATCAGTGT